TTGAACCGGAAGAGTCTGGGGCCTTCGATGGTCAAGAGGTGCCGCGAATCTGGCAAACCACCCGGTCCTCGTCGTCCTTGCGGATGCGATTGTAAGTTATCTCAAACTCAATCCAGCCCAGAGCACAAGCAGACCGACCCGCGTCCACGTTGTAGCTCACCCTGTCGGGCTCGTAAGACTTGAGGAAGGAGCCTGTGCGGCCCAGCCAAGGGGTTCGCTCCCGTATCCCGAGGTTTCCCCCTCCCTCCACCAGACGAAGCCTAGGAAACGAAGGAATGCAGCCCTTCTTGTGGTCGTGCCCCATCAGGTAGAGGTCGGCATCCGCAGTTTGCTGCATCTTCTCGATGGTGTTAAACGTAGCGCCCGGAGTGCTCCCGCCCCCCGCCCCGTGGTGGGCAAAGATGTCAAAGGACACTCCCCTGCTTCGGTCCTCCACCTTCTGCGTCTGGATGCTCAAGCGGATGAATGAACACACGCCCAAGAACCGGGCGTCCAAGTTCTGGCAGAGGATCGTGTCGCTGCTCATCCCGCTGTTGAAGGAGAAGAAGTGGTTGCCGCCCAGCATCCCAAGCAAGCGCCCCTTCATAAACTCCAACTCCCTACTCATCCGATCAATCCACTCGCTGTAGAGCTTCTCGATGTTCTTGATCGTGGTGTTGTGCAGGCTGCTGCGGCTCAGCCCTTCCCGCTCCGAGGTGGACATCCCGTCGAAGTAGTCCCCCATCCCGAGGAAGTAGGCGTCCTTTTGGCCCTTGGCGTAGGCCAGAAACTCCCGCCACTTGGTGCCGCAATGCATATCACTATCACGGTGGACATCGCCAAAGGGGATTATCTTGATCGGCCTGTCGGAGGCTTGCTTGATGGCTACCTTGTGCGTGGTGAACAGGCCGGTGGTCTTCATAGATTCTCAATGAACGTCTTGTTGGGTCCAAACTTCCTCACCCTGTAAGGGCGGGCCTTTTGGAACATCCACTCTTCGGCGCTTTGCAGGGCGCTTAGATGGTGGAGCTTCGGGGATGCCTTCGGGGGAACCTTCGGGGATGGCTTCTCCTCCTTCTGTCCGAAGATGTCTAGCTGCATTGGTCACCTCTTGGTGGCACGGCTTGCACAGCACCCTTAGCCCCTCTCTTTCGCAGAAAAGCCTCTCCACAAAACCCGGGAGGTCGGAGAGGCTTTTCAAGGGCCCACACGGGTTTACGTGGTCCAACTGTGTCCCCTTCATTGGAAACCAGCCTTTGCATATCGAACACTCGTACTCCCATTTCTGCTGCTTGGACGGGCCCGCATACGCCCTGCGGGCGCCGTTCCTTGCATCGTAGTTGACGGGCCAGCGAACGAAGGCACGCCGCAAGGCGCTTCGCAAGAACGACCAGTAGCGTGCCTCCGTCCATTTGCCGCCAGCCCGAGACAGCTCAGGCTTTGCTCCTCTCGCGGTAGTTTTTGTCACGGTTGATGAGCCACTTGCGGATGCCCTTCTCATCCTTTGGCATTCCCTTGTACTGGGCCCCTCGCCTGCGGATGTTGGACACCGTGGTGCGACTCACCCCATATTTCTCGGCCACCAACTGGTTCTGGGCACCGGGCTCCTTGATGGCCTTGTCCACGGCGATGATGATTTCGGGGTCGGTGATGCGCCGGAAGATGCGGTCCTTCTGCTTGTCATCAGGCAGCGCCTCGTTCCAGTCCATATTCTTGGTGTGCTTCTCCAAGATCATACGGACGCTCTTCATCGTCTCAGACACGTCGAATCCGAAGCTCATGCCTCACCTCCGCGTGCAGGCTGAAGGCCCGTCTGAATCCAGCTCAGGCAATGAAGGTAGCCGTGGGCGTCAATGAGGTTGTCGTCCTTCTGGCGGTGGCTGTCCCGGCGCAGCTTCAGGGCCACCATCATACGAGCCACGTCCTCGGCGGTGATGTCCCGATGCAGCTTGGCGTTGATGAGGCCAGTCCACATCAGGGCGATGCCCTCAAAGTCCTCACGGGGATTTCCGTAGGCTTCGTTGCGGTCGCCTAGGATGAGGTCGAGGGAGGCTTCGGAGAAGTTGGGAGAGGTGGTCATGCGGGCTGATGAGAGAGGAGCTTGGTGATGGGACGGTCGAACATCATTCCGCAACGGCCCGTGCCGTCGCTTCTACCCTTGGCTTGAATGGCGTCCACGTAGATGAAGCGCAGGTCATTATCCGTGAGCTGCTGCATCACCCCATCAGGCCGGTGGTCCGGTGCATTCAGGAAGATGATGCGGTCGGCGTCCTGCTCCAGATTACCACTCTCGCGTAGGTCGGACATCCGGGGCTCCCGGTTCTCGCGCTCCACGCTGCGGCCTAGCTGGGCCAGCAGCACGACCGGCACCTGTAGCTCAATGGCTAGGTCCTTCATCGCCATCGTGAAGCGACCAAGGGCCATATCACGGGTTTCCCCGCGCTCCTGCTGGGCATCATACCGCTGGAGGTAGTCCACGCAGATGGCCTTGGGCTTGCTCACCTGAGCAAAGGCCTTGGCCCGGGTGACGATGTGGCTGAGCGTCCGGTCTTGGTCGTAGATTTCGATGGGCAACGCCTTCACCTTGCCAAGCTCACGCTTGAATGTTTCGATGTCGTCCATCGTGGCGCGGCCAGCAAGGATGTCGCGGAAGCTGATGCCCGTGGTGGTCTGGGCGAACAGCGGGGCCATCTGCTTGACGGGCATCTCTCGGCTGAACAGCAGCACCTTGCCTTGCTTGCACCAATGCTGGGCAATCTGACGGCAGCAGCTACTCTTGCCCATACCCGGACGGGCGGACAGGATGATGAGCTCACCGGGCTTGGCTAGGCCGAAACGCCGGTTCCACTCAGGCCACGGGAAGTCGATGCCCGTGTCCTTGTCCGTGTACGTGCCGTCCTGAATGCGCCCAATCAGGGCAATGGCCTCGTCCGAGGCGTCAGCCAAGGTCACCTGCTTGGTGCCCGCGTGATGCTTTGTCAGGAGGTTGTTCACCTCCAGCACGAAGGGCTCCACCCCACCGCTATGGGCCAGCGTCTTCTCGGCCATCCGAGTGCAGGTGGAATGCAGCTCCCGCATCACGTAGTGCTGGCGCACCACATCAATCCAATGGTTGAGCTGGGCCGTGGTGCAGACGAGCTGCGTCATCTCCACGAGGCCCGGGATGCCGCCCACTTCATCCAGCTTGCCCATCTTCTTCAGCTCCTCAGCCAAGGCGTGAAGCTCAAGCGGATGATTGTTCTTGTGCTGCCATTGGATGGCGCGCCACAGCTTGCGGTGCTGGGGCAGGTAGAAGCAGCCCTCGTCGATGCGCCCATCAATGGCCTTGGCCAAGGAAGGCGGGCCATCGAGCAGGATGCAGGAGAGGATGATGCGCTCACCCTCCTCGCTATGCGGAAGGTCGGCGCTCATTACACCACCTCCTTGCGCGGGTCGTAGCTACGGCGCAGACGCCACAGGACGCAGCAGGCCTCAAACCATTGCCACGCAATCTCCAGCTCCGCCTCCGTGTAGTGGATGACATCGACCCGCCCGGGCTCCGTCTTGCTGACGTACACGTTGATGCCCTCGCGCTCCCACGGGTTGAGCCACGGGAAGGCGGCGTGGTGGTAGGCCGCAATCTGCGCCTTGTGCGACATCTTCAGCAGCACCGGCTCACCCGGGGTCGTCTTCGTTGTCTTGAAGTCGAGGATGCCGTTGCGGGCGTTGCGGATGTAGCGGACATCCGTGGTGCCAGCGTAGCCCATATCCTTGCTGACCAGCACCACCTCGCGCTCAATCACCTCCAGCCCATCGAGGGCCAGCTTCTCCATCGCGCCCTTGGTGGCAGCAGCCAAGACATCCATCCCCTCCACCTGCTCGCCTGTCTCCATCGCCTTGTGGAAGGCGGTGCCAAACTGCTGGGCCTCCACCATCTCACGGTCAGCCTCCTCCCGGATGGCCTTCTTCCATTCCTCCGTGGTGGAGAAGGCGTCGGGCGTGAACTTGAGGCAGGCGTCCAGCAGACGCGACTGCTTGTAGCGCTCCAGCTCAGGGCTGTAGGCCTCGTTCAGGATGGAGGAAACGGAGGGCAGCAAGCCCTCAACCCGTGCATCGCGGAGGGTGGTAGCCCTCTCCGTGCCCTTCTTCGTAAGCCGCGTGTGGCTGCTCTTTCCGTCGCGTGTGTACCAATGTTCGCTCATATGTGTTATGTGTTCGTGTTGTTGCTGACGCCAGAAGCGTGCAAAGTAAAGACTATTTCTTCTTGTTCATCAGGATTTCCGCCGCCTTGGAGTAGTAGGTGGGTTCGTTGTGCGTGGTCTTGGGGCTGAACGGGCCGTGCCGCCAGATGTTCGCCCGCGTCCGTGCCGTGTCCTTCAGCTTGCGACGACTCACCCAATGCTGCGTGTACAGCTTGAACAGGCGATAGGACCCGTCCATCGTGCCCCGCTCACGCAAGGACACGTCGTAACCGGCACGTTTCAGGTCATCCACCACGGAGGGCTTGATCTGGGCTGGCCCGTAGGCGTCTCCATTGCGGGCTTTGAGGTCACCTCCGCTCTCCATCTGCACGATGGCTTGGAACAGGGCTACGAGGGCTAGTTCGTTCACGGCTTCACCTCCTTCTCCCGCTTGTGCCACGGGTCAATGGCCAGCTCAATCGTCCCGTCAAAGTTGGTGACGATGTAGCCCTCCTTCACGATGCGCTCCCGCAGCACGCAGAGCTCCTTCTGAAGGGCGTCAATGGTAGTCCGCAGGGCAAGCTCCCGCGAGGCCCCTGCCCCATTGCAGATGGCCTGCTGCTCCAGCTCATCACGGAGAAGCTGGTTCTCACGCTCCAGCTTACGCGCAAACTGAATAGGTACATATTCGCGCCCTTTATGACCCGGGAAAGAGATGCGCCGCTTGTAGGTTTCTGGTGTTGTAGTTCTCACGGCTTCACCCCCTTTAGGGCTTCACGGGCAATGTCCCGCACGGCATCCATCCTGTCCATCGGGGTTACTACGAAGTCGCAATCACGCAGGCGCTCAAGGGCGGCACGTAGCTTGATGTTATCGTCCTGAAGTGTTTTGATAAGGTGCCTTGCCACATTTACGGCTATGTGGAGCTCGTCGTTCTCACGTTCCAGCTCCTCCGCAAAGGAGGCCTTCACCCGTGCCGGACGCCCCGTTTGCAGGATGTCCAGCCGCGCCTTGTCCGTTCGTGGTGTGTCACTCGTGGTCGTCATAGTCAGGTCCGTTCTTGCTTTGGATGATTACGCCAATGTTCACGCCAATGGCGAAGCACAGGATGCAGAGGAGCAGCGTCATAGCATCCCCTCCGCCTTGGCCGTCTTGATGCAGCGGGCAACGTGCCGTGCAGCCATCCGCATCGACTTGCGTTCCTCGTCCTTCACCCACCCCGTGGCGTATTGCGCGTTCGTCCGATGGGTGAGGGCCTTTGCCGTCCAATAACCCAAGCTATGGATTGGATTGGCCAGCAGCTTCCAGCGTATGCTCTGTGTGTTTATGTTCTGTGTGTTCATGGGAAAAAAGAGAGGGGGAGAATGTCGCCTCCCCCTCATAGGCTCAGAATGGCACGTCTTCGTCAACACCATTCCCACCACTTTCCGTGGCGGCTTCCGTAACTCCCGCACCCGTGCGGGCCTTGTACTCGTCAGAGGCCGTGATCTTCGCCCCAATCCACTCGGGCAAACCCTTCGGCAGCGTGATGGGGCCGCTCTCCGGGATGTCGTACAGGATGGTGTCGTTCACCGGCTTGATCGGCTGCATCCCCTTGACCAAGGGAATCACCCCCTGAATGCGGGCATACACCCGGCTCGGATCAGCCTTCCCCGGCTTGTGCACCACGTTGAGCTGGCAATTCGCCCCAAGGATGTTCTTCAGGTCGAACGCATTCAGCTCATCCGTCGTGAACGGACGCCCCCGCCAGCTCTCCAGCACGCCTCGCAGCGTGGCCTTCTTGCCGATGGACATGGTGTACTCGCTGCTGATGATGCGCGGCTTCGCCCCATCAGGCGTGCTGATGGTTTCATGCGGCAGCTCCCACATCAGCATCACCTTCCGGCTGGGCCGGAATTGCGGGTTGCCCGGGTCCTGCGTCCCAAGATCAATCACCGCATAGCAGACGGCCTGATGAACCCCGGCGGGCACCGGGTCGATTCCCTTTCCCTCATTTCCTTTTACGATTGGCATATGGTTAGTTTTGGTTGTGGTTTTGGTTTTCGTCGTTGAACACGACGGAAAGGTTGGTGATCGCCTTGTAGTCGTAAGGCAGCCCAGTCGACTCCCGGCACTCCTTCAGCCAGCCAAGCGTGTCCTTGGCCCAATTCACCGCGTGCTCCTGCTCCTTGCACTCAGGAGCCGGGAGATAGCGAAGCAGCCCGTCAATGGCATATTCACATGCCATAAACTTCACCGCAATCTGAAGTTGATCCTCACAGGTCAGGTTCAATGTGTTGTCTTTCATCCCCACCACCCAATCACTTTTTGTTAGGCACTACGAGCTTTTTCTTTAGGAGTTTCGTTTCACCCTCCCATTCATCGACTTACATCCTACTTCCGCTCCCACCAATACGCTGGTGCTGATGCAGGAACACGGGGGCAGAGTTCACCCATTGCTGGATGAACCACTAGAACGCTGTCTGCCGAGAGACGAGGTTTCCGGGTGCTGCCGCCACGCTGGTAGGCCATTGCCCGTGGTTCTCGGCACGTTCACTCCCAAAGGAGCCAACATTAAGGGGAGTTGGTAAATTCGTCAGGCTCCCCGCCAGTAGGCCCAAGAACCGCCTTGCACAGGTCGGAGCCAGACCATCATACCCTTCTAACCTAAGAAACGGAAAACCCACCCCCGCTAAGCGTGAGGTGGGTTCCACCGTACAGGGCGACACTCCCATACGATTAACACATAGAACGACTGGCAAGACGGAGAGTAGCAGGACAACCGCATCCGTCAAGCACGGATTTACAAAAGTCGTCTTCCCCCGTGCCCATTGCGGGCCCGATTGCTCTTCCGCCCCTCCAGCACCAGCCGCCCGCTGCGGGTGTGGCTAACGTCCTTACCGTCGCCTTCCTTGCCCATCTTCCGATTGGCCCGGTTGAGCTCGGAACGGTAGGCCTTCCGCTCGTCGGTCGCGTGGTAGGCCTTGTTGTAGGCGTTTTTACGCCTTCTGGCCTCCGGGTTGGAGGCGTAGTAGCGGCTGCTGTCTGACCGCCCCGTAAATCGCCCTGCAAGGCCGTTTCTCATTTGGCCATTTTAACACCCCCGGGGCCTTTGGCTTGGACGCACGGGGCCTTCGGGTTTATTTGTTCACTATCATTGGTGTGTGACATTCCTGGCTAGAGCAGAGAGTGCTCGAACTTCGAGCCTTTCGATTCGTAACCCTCTTCCTCGTCCCTTAGCGGTTCGCCCCCCTACTTCCTCGTCGCTTCGGCATTCGCAACCTGCATCCTGCTCGCCTCGCGATTTGCAACCGAATTGCACATACGGACATCCTCTGTTGCCATCGCCACCTTAACGCGCAGACCTCTCCAGCATACATCGATAGTTCTTTTTCTTTGGGGCTCCGCGACGGTGTGCAAGCGTCCCGCTCACGCGGGCCGCAGAAAATAGGCGGAGATGCAAGGGCTGCCGCCCTCGCAACGCTCCCGCTCAAGGACACCTGTTCCGGGACCGAGTTGGGGCCCCTTGCCCCAATCGCCCTCCACAGAAGAGGTCCACCCCAGTTAGGAATCCCCTCAAGGGGATTCCAAGGCATGGGTCTTCCCAATCCCGCTCCGCGCCCAATGCGTCCAGCACAGTATGCAGCTTGCGCTCCAAGCGGCGCAAGCAGTCATAGCAACCAAGGGAGGCTGGCTGCCTCCCTTGGACATCCCTCCGCCATCCAAGCGTCTCAGCATTAACAGACTTTGCTTCGCAAAGGCGCGGTGCTAGGGCACCGCTACAAGGCGCAGAAAGGGGGCTCGCCGCCCCCTTTCACACTATCCCCTGCCTTTGGCCATCTAGAAATTCTAGAGCGCCCCTGAGGGGCGCGGGTCCGTCAGTCGGTTGTGAACCCGTCGAGGAGGTGGTGGGTGAGGCGTATCTGGTTTCATCGCAAGGCAGCCTAACACGGGGGTCAAGGACGCTCCCCCTCCAAGCAGGGCTCGCGCCGCGCCCAAGCTCGCT